CCGAAGTCCGTTTTCGTTGTCAAAAGCGATTTTCGCTTCGACAAATTCAAACGGCTTGCTGATGCTGTAACAATCGCTATCCAGTGGTTGAACAGCGTTGGGTTTCATAAGCATTAACAAAAGCTTGCTTATGTTATCGGGGTTACTTTTCTTTTAACCATCTCTCTTAAGAGGATGTCACTCCATGTCGTTGACTTTCAACACCAAGGTCTTTACCGCTGATTCCTTCGCCGCTAACGCGGTGAATTACGCTGGCCCCGCGCATACTCTGAGTATTAGGGATGATCTCCTTATGACTCGGCAGGCTGCACGAGAAACCAGTGTTTTCAGTGGTGTAGGCCGCTTTCGCGCCAAACTCGGACGGACACTCACCCTTACGGGGGCCAAGACTACTTCTCACGAAGGAATCCTGGACCTCTCAGGGAGTATGCCCGTCGGGGCGGCTGGTGCAGACATCGACGCAATGGTGAACGACTTCGCTGCCCTTCTTGCATTGGCAGCGTTTAAGACTGTCGCCAAGAACCTTCTCATTACGTATTAACCCTCCCCGTGAGGGGGAAAGGTTAATTTCGTGATGAAATACGTTCCCTGGCTTTGTCTGTTAGCGGCGATCATTCTGATCGCTACTCTCGTCGTTCCGGGTGGAAGTATTTCCCTTTCTACCCAACCAAACCGTAAGGATATTCTTTATGAAGTCCCAAAGGCTGTCGGATCTGCTTCGGACCAACGCCAAGCTCAGGAATAACTCTTGGAATAACTACCTTGAGTTCCTGCGCGTTGTACTGCGGTCTGTCGACCATCCTCAAGCTTCTGCAATGTTGGATTGCCTCTCACGAGGCGACATTGCCGGGCTTGTGGACGTTGCTGATTACGGAGCGTCTTCAGTGTATAGGACGCCAGCCGAGCATAGGCTGTGTAATCAGTTGTCTGCTCTCGTAAGGAAGTACCCCATCCCTAGTGTTCGACTTGATTGTCGACCTAAGGAAAAGGCGCTTAGAACGTTCTTATCGAGCGAGCATAAGTGCAAGCTCGTTAATAAACGTTTTCGCTTCTTCGATACGTTGAGAAGCCCTCACGAGCGTGACCTTCACAGGGCACGCCAGTGGGTCCAATACGTGTTAGGTGATCTTCGCCTATCCGACGTATGGGCTGAGTGCAGCTTCGGACCGGGTGCATCAATTGGCGTACACGGAAATGCTACCAACGATGCTAGAAAACTTCTAGCCTCTCGCTGGTCCGTGTCAATTGGTGCGTACCACTACGCTCGAGCCGCGGTAAGCTGCGACATTCATATCCAAGAGCTACTTTTAGGTAGCGAGGATAGTCGTTTCTATCCGCTCGGCCCCGTGGAGCTTTCAAAAGCTTTTTCGGAGCGTGCTCATGTAGTGGACTACAACAAACTTGCATTTGTGCCCAAGACAG